GTACTGGTTGTAACCGATGCCAGAAGGGGCAGGGCTACAGTAAAGAATTGTTGCATTAAGATTAATTGAACTCTACATCCGTATAGAAAGGGGGTACACCACTCCTCTCGAAGGGCACTTTCCACGGCTCTAATTTCACACCACAGACTCATAATAAAAACCCCTGCTCATAACAGGGACCCGTATAGTGGGATTTTACATAATATCAGATTATTTAGATTATGTCAAAAACCTGAAAAATAATCATTGATATAATCCAAAGATAAAAGTTCAATATTTTCCTTTTGGATAACCCAATCTCTAATTTCACTATAAACTGCTTCTGCATCTCCTACACGATTTTCATCACATAGTTGATGCATACGATTAATATGATCATCAATCAACATATTACACATTTTTTGAATTTTAAGATTTCCCATTAAAATAATCCTTACGATAGTATCTACCCAATACATTTGAATTGTAGTATGTTGGTGTCCCATCGTCAAGGGATTCTATCAAAACATTATTTAAAAATAATTGTCTTGTTTCTTCGTAATTTACTTTTCCTAAAGTTTTATGTAAAGATAAAATTTCTCTACTAAAATTCTCTTTACCATATATCTTAATATCTTCTTTTAATTCTGGACAAGAACCATAATACTTCTTCCAATCAGATTCTTGTTTAACTTTTCTGGTTTTTCCTTTTGGTTTTCTAAAAGACCAAAAGTATTTTCTACCTAGATATTTTCTTTGATTTAATGTATTTACAATAAGATAAATGAATCCAAAATGATCTTCAATATTCTCAGATTCAAAAATTTCCCCATTAAATCTCCAAGGGTTATCATAACTCATATAATATTATTATTTTAAGTTATTTAGAGGTTATTATTTTCTTCAAACCTAACAGAGTGATTATAGTCATAAAAAAACACCCCTGTCAAGAGGGGTGTTGAATATGTTATTTTTATATCAATTTTCTTCAGAAAGAATTTCATTCAACCATACTTCACTCATATTTTCAATGATTACATTTGCATCATTGATGGTTTCAGCAAAGTTGTTTTCGAGGAGGTATGATGATACAATATTATAAATTTCACCTAATTCTTTTTTCTCTCTTGGAGTTAAAGTTCCCGCACTTCTTGCAGAACCTCTTACTGATTGAAGGTCCTTATCATCACCTTCCACCTTGGCAGCATAACCTCTAAGACCACCTTCACCTCTTACAGACTTTCTCCTTGCCGATGCAAGACCTCTTAGAGTTTTGCTTTGCGTTCTTTCTCTTGTTGTTCTATCACCTTCAGACTCATCACGTTTGTGCTTAATATAAGGACGGTCAGCACCTCTTTCTGCTGCTGCAATCGTCTTATCTACACTTCCAGAACGCTTGTATGCCTTGGAACGTGCTGCAAGTTCCTTACGGGTTGCAATTTCACCTTCCTTACCAAGTTCCTTACGCATTCTGGTTGCTTCTTCAAGATAACTATCAAACATTTCTTCCATAGTATAATCAGAAAGGTCATAACCCTCTTCTATGAGAGAATCTAACCAGGATTCAAACTCTTCATTATATTCTTTATCTTTAACTGCTGCGATTGCTTCTGCCTTTGACATTCCAGAAGCAATCATTCTTGCAATTCTTACATCTGCGAAATCATTGTCCCCATCTTTATCTTGGTCTTTCTTCTTTGCTTCATAGATTGAGGCATAGGCACCTGCAATATCTCTAATTGTTTTGGCAGAAGGCCATTCATATCCAGAAGTAATTGACTTAAGAGAACCAGATATACCCAATTTATTTGCAGTTTCTTTGCTTCTAGCAAATGCTGCATCTGCTTTTTTAATTTGGTCTGGAGCATTTCCAGTTTGATAACCAAAAGTTTTATCCATTAAAGGATTTCTAGTTTTTGGTTTGTCTGCAAGAGTCTGATTTGCTGCTGCCCAAGTTGCTTTTCCAGTTTCTTCAGCACCTTTTACATCACCTGCTTTTTTCTGTGCAGCATAAACTTTCATGCCACCTGCAACTTTTTGTGCAGTTGTTGCATTTGCAGCAGAAGTTGAAGGTGATGAGGTAGCAGCAGGTTTTGCTGCAGAAGAAGGTGAAACCTTTGCCCCAGTACCTGGTGTTGCAGGTCTTGCTGCAGGAGTTGCTGGTGTTGCTGCTGGTCTCGGTGCAGTTGCTGCTGGTCTCGGTGCAGTTGCTGCTGGTCTCGGTGCAGGAGTTGCTGGTGTTGCTGCAGGTCTTGGTGTAGGAGAAGATCCGTATCTAGTCCCACCAGATCCACCAGCACTTGGAGACCCACCACTACCAAATCTCTGAGTTCTTAAATTAGCAAGTCTTGCGTCAGATGTAAATTTTGCTTTTTGTTCTTTTCTTGCTCTATCAACTGCTGCCTGACCACCAAAATTTACACCTATTTCAGTCAAATAATGTCCTTGGGATTCTTCACCAAGATAAACACTCTCATATAAACCTGATAAGGCATCCAAGTCTTCTTTATTCATCTTCTTTTGAGTATTGAAAAGTACTTTTCTTATAATATTTATTTATCTTGGTTTTTAAAAAGTTTTTATTCAATCAATAAACTGCTTCCAGTACTCATAAGCAGTCATTTCCTCAGTCTTGGTTGCCTGATAAGAACGCACTCTTGCCTCACCTTTTTTATCTGGTGCAACCATATGAGTTTTGATTTTCTTTGTTGCTGGTGCTTCTTTCTTTTCTTTTTCAAATGCCTTATGAACTTTGGCAGCATCATCATACATATGGATTGTCTTAGCACCACTTTTCTTTGCTACTGCATTCGCAACATCAACTTTCTTCTTGCCAATATCACCACCTTTCATACCACCAGTGTAGTGAATTTTTGACTTGTCTACATCAACACCGTGCTTCTTAAGATGCCCTTGGAATTCACTTGGTTTATCAAACTTAGAACGAGCAGTAATCAAGTGAACATTTTGACCTCTTGCCTGCTTTCTCTTAATGTCTTTAATTACTTTTTTGTTTGGACTAGCAGTTTGGGAGAACTTCTTAGCACTCTGGAACTCACTGAAGTCATATGAATGTCCTTTATCTAGTTTGTGAGTATTGAACTCTTGGTTGCTTAGACTCTTAACTCTCTTTCCCGATTCATCTTTAACGTGAACCTGAACATTTGGTTTCCCTTTCTTACCGTGCCCAAAAAGAGTTTCGTCAACATCATATGCGTGAACTGTTGTCTTCTTTCTAGTTCCTCTTGCCTTCTCTTCAATATACTCCTCAAGAATTGTTGCAGTGAACTCATCACTAATGTGTTCAAACATTACTTCTGCTGCTTCATAACTATCTGCATAATCAGCAGCAACTAACACCTCAATAATGTAATCATAAGCATCAATATAATCAATTTCTTCTGCCATTGCTTCTTTACGAATTTTAGCAAAATAAATTTCTGTTCCTTTTTCTTCCCCGTACTGGTCAATCATATTTTGCTTCATACCAGACTTATCATACTTTTTTTTAAGTCTTGTTTCTTTTTGTTTTTGGGCAGTTGTCATTTCTTCTTCGAGCATAGTTTCCTCCGTTGTTGTTCCCCAGTTTGATGCACCAACCTTACGACATTTAACAAGAGCACCAGATGCGTATGCACTTGGCCAAACCTTGTATCTGGATTTCACTTTTTTATAGCAAGCATCTTTCTTTTCAAGAATAGTTTCTTCAGTTGCAACATTAGTTGGTTTTGCTGCACCTGACTTTTCTGGTTGATTTGGATCTTTTTTATTTTTTCTTCTAAATGCTTCATCTTCCTCTTCATCTGATAGGTTTGCTGCCATCTTAGAACTTCCACATTTTGGTGTAGATGTTTGCCCCTCCTGACGAGCACAGGGAGCACCAGCAAATGGTCCTCCAATTTGTCTCCAACCTGGAACTTTTCTTCCTGTTTTGGGGTCAGTTCCACTTGATTTTCCAAACCAATCTCCAAGAGTTTCATCCCCCGATGCTGTTTCTTCTTCAAGATCAGTCTCTTCTCCAATTTTATTCATATTATATAACTTTCTTCCAATAGCATCTAGTTCAGCATTTTTTTTACTTTTTGCTCTATTTCTTTTTCTTCTTGCTAAAATTTCATCTGCTCTATTCGCAAATTCTTTCTGCCCTGCAATATCTGGATGCTCTGATGCAACACCTTCACTATAAAAACTTTGATATAAATTTTTTAAGGACATAACTCTAGACTTGTTTTTTAGATATTTATAAAAAAAGAGGGTCATTGACCCCCTAAATCTTTTAACCATTCTTTTTTATAATCATATTCACCAAACAAATATTCATCACACTCTGCTGCTTCTTTGTATGCATTCAGAATTTCTTGCTCACACCATTCATCATAATTTGAATCCTGAGAAAGTATTTTTGGTAACATCTTGTTTAATACCACCGATTAAATACGAAGTGATTTCTGTCTCTTGTGGTGCAACTTGAACATCTTTAGAATTAATCCAATGAGAGGTCCAAGGAAGTGGATTGTTCTTTGCTGGAATATCATAAAGTGGTTTAATTCCAATTGCCTTCATTCTACGATTGGCAATCCACTCAACATAATTATGAAGTAATTTGTCATTCAAACCAATCATACTACCATCTTTGAACAGATAATCTGCCCAGAGTTTCTCTTCGTTTACGCATTTTTCAAATGCACCAATCACCCACTCTTCTTCTTCTTTAGCAATCTTACGCATTTCTGGGTCATCTCCTTCACTCCACTTATTGAGGATGTTTTGAGTAATAACAAGGTGTTGATTTTCGTCTCTTGCGATGAGAGAGATAATTTTAGCGGATCCTTCCATAAGTTTGAGTTCACCAAACGCAAATGAGCAAGCGAACGATACATAAAACCTGATGCCTTCGAGAATATTGACATTTGCAACTGCACGGTAGAGTTTTCTTTTTAATTCAATTCTATCTTCCCTAGATGATCCAGCTCCCTCTTGTGCATACAACCAAGAGTTTGTTGAATCATATTGGTGTGCATCATTAATGAAATTATCATATGCTTCAGTTACAGAAGATGCTCTTTCCAAAATTCTTTCGTCTTTTAAAATAGTATCAAAAACTTCCGTCGGATCAGAGTAAACATTTTTAATTATGTAAGTGTAAGATCTGGAGTGAATCATCTCCATAAATTCCCAAACAGTCATACAAGCTTCCAATTCAGGAAGAGAGCAGTATGGAATAAATGCCATACCAGGACCACGACCTTGAACTGAATCAAGCAAAATTTGATACTTCAAGTTAGAAGTAAAAATATGTTTTTGTTCTGGACGAAGAGTTTGGTAATCTGCTCTATCTTTTTGTAAAGATATTTCTTCTGGTCTCCAAAAATATCCAAGTTGTTGTTGTGTCAACTTGTCAAAAATTGGGTATTTGTAAGTATCATATCTCTGAAGACCAAGAGGTGAACCAAAAAACATAGGTTGCTTCTTGGTATCAACCTCATTAGTGTTAAAAACAGTCATTCCTGATACCGATTTATTTAAATTTGAATTAGTCCTAAACAGCACATGAGTCACAGGTTTCCTCTCCTCCATCTAATAGTTCTTGAACAAGAGCATCCAAATTTGGTTTCTCTTCTTTAATTTCGTCTGTTTTGATATCGTAAGTATTTTGATAATATGAAGTTTTCCACCCATAACGATATGTAGTCAACAAATCTTGTGCCATTGCTGAAACTGGAACTTCATTATTTTCATAGTGTTCTGGATTATAAGACCAGTTTCCAGAAATTGCCTGATCAAAAAACTTTTGCATCACAGCAACAATATTAATATAACCATTGTTGTTTGGCATATCCCACAAAAGAGTGTAGTTGTTCTTAAGTGCTTGATACTGTGGAACAATTTGCTTAAGTGGTCCTTTCTTTGATTTCTTAACGGACAAGAAACCACGGGGTGGTTCGATTCCATTGGTTGCGTTTGACACAACGGAACTGCTCTCCGAAGGCATCTGTGCGGACAATGTTGAGTGTCTAAGACCGTACTCCAGGATAGATGCTCTAAGAGTTTCCCAATCATGTTGAAGATTAATAGATGAGATTTCGTCTACGTCTTTTTTGTAGGTATCAATAGGAAGGATGCCATCAGCATATTTAGTACGACTAAAGTAATCGCAATATCCTTTTTCTTTGGCAAGTTGATTAGATGCCTTTAGAAGATAATATTGGAATGACTCCGAAAGTCCGTGAACCGCATCCCATGCTTCTTGAGAGTCATAGTTGAATCCAAGTTTAGCAAGATAATGTGCAAGGCCAATATATCCAATACCAAGAGAACGACGTGCCTTGGTGCCGATTTCTGCTGCTACTACAGGGTATTTTTGATAGTCAATCAACTCATCCAATCCACGGACAGAAAGATCGCAAAGTTCTTCCAGTTCTTCATCAGACTTTACCTTACCAACATTAATGGCAGAAAGAATGCAAAGAGCAATTTCTCCATTAGGATCATCGATATGCTGAATCGGTTTTGTTGGAAGAGTGATTTCTTGACACAGATTGCTCATCTCAACTTTATCCTTAAAGGAAGAGTGGGAGTTGCAGTGGTCAATATTCATAATGTAGATGCGACCCGTCTCAGCACGTTCTTTGAGGAGGTTGATAAAAAGTTCTTGTGCTTTAACAACTTTTTTCGGAATGGACGAATTCTTTTCATATGAAACATAGAGATCGTCAAAATTGTCTGTTCCGAAAGAATCATATAATCCAGGTACATCGTGCGGGGAGAAAAGTGAGATCTCACCATCCTGAATGAACCTCTCATAGAAGAGTTTGCTGATTTGAATGCTATAATCAAGTTTACGAACACGATTATCCTCCGTACCTTTATTGTTTTTAAGAACGAGGATGTCTTCTATTTCTTGGTGCCAGATGGGGAAGTGGACTGTCGCGGATCCACCTCGTATGCCATTT